TATAGTCCAGCATGGTATTTCACAGTCAAGTAGGACAGTACTACTGTTCCAAGTACTACTATTAATGCTTTTATCCAGTTGTCCATATTAATCATTATTAAGTCTAAGTCCTTTCATACCCATATACTTAGTAACAGGCGCTAACACAATAATAACTCCCATAGCACCACTTTTGGCAACAATGTTAGATATATACTCAAATACACTTTGCTCAGTAAAGAACACATGTCCTTTCATTTCTTTAGCACGCAACAGCATAAGCTCACCACCACGGAATGCAGCAGTAGCTAAAATAGTCTCATCTGTAATACTCATAACTTTTTGCTTTTTAAATATGCTTTAACTTTACCATTCATGACTATGCCTTGTTGTACAGCTAGTTCACTCTCAAAGTTTTTAGACTGCGATATTTCATTAGACCATACACAATTACCTTTTGGTCTACCGTCTTTTACATTTAAAAATCCAGCCATTTTAATAGTTTTTGCTCTTGTTTTCATTTTATTGTTTTTGTTTTTAAATCTCTCGTTAATCAAACAACTACTCTCTCACCAATCATTTTATAGAATGGGTCTACGAGAGCTTACTAAGCTCCTGGGTACAGTGATTTAGGCTCAAGGCTTGTGTAGGGAATCACCATTCCCACCTTCTGGACAGACAACGAACTCTGTCATCCTAGCTTTGTTGTAATCATATTTGGTCGCAAACCAACCGCTAGTTATATTGTACGATATGCTATCACGCACTCATCCAGTATTTAAACCCACTGGCAAGGCATTCTTTATTGATTATGTGTAAACAAAAACCTACGTCATCGAGAGATAACGCAGGAATTAAAAACAACAAAACCAATTAATCTTTATCTTTTAATATTGTATACTTCAATATATTTAGTGCATACATTATGAAATTCTTTATAGAACTCGTCATAACGTTCAGTAGCACCACTTAATACATCATAGGCTACAAACAGACGATTAGTCCGCTCCTCACCTACAACACTATGATACTTTTTTAACAGTTTAACAGCCTCAGCAACTCGCTCATATCTACCATAGCGGATATGTTGCATTGCTTCATAAATACTCTCAACTCTCTCAGCTACACTCATACTAATTCAATTTAGCATTTCTAATAACAGCACTAGTATCCTTTACTCTTTGATAAGCTGATTGTTGCACATCTTCACTAAGCTTATCTTTATCAATAGCATCAGCGAGATCATAAGCAATACTCATAGAATTCATAATAAACTTAACATCACTGAACTCTCCAGCCTCATACCTTTTAATCAAGGCATCAGTAGTATTTCTATCACTTAGATCTTCATCAGCAGTCAACAACACACTCAACACAAATGCTTCTTCCATATTAAGTAGTCCAATTAATACATTAATAACTCTAATAATACTTTTCATAACTATAATCTTTTAATTTTGTTTTGTTATAGAGCTAAAGCGGGCGCTTCACACTATATATATTAACTTCTAACCTTTAGTGTGCACACACAGTACACACTAAAGAGAAGCATTCAGTTTAAACTCTTAACGGAGCAGCAATAATGCGTCATCTTAACTTGCCAATTAGTTTAGGCAGCGGTTTAAATAAGATAACTATGATTTTTAATGTGAATATTTATAAGCAATAGGGATAAAAGACCGAAAATATGTCACTAAAACAGTCAATATCATGAAAATCTATAAGCGGGAGCCTATAAAAATGGTAAAAAATAAAATAACCACAGCATCATTAGGGGAATGACACTGCGGTTTTATACTTAATTAGAGGATTATGAATCCCCTTCAACTTTAAGTGCATATTCTACGTACATTGTAGAGATTGGTCTTGCAGAAGAAGTTAGTAGTGTATCATCACTACCGCCACCTACACACAAGTCTCTAAGTACTTGGTCACTGAATAAGTCACCTTCATTGAAGTTAGGGTTATTTACCTTCTCTTTCTTCAATTGTTCACCGAAAGCTTTGTATGAACGTAGTCCATAAACTTTATTGCCGTCAGCATCTTCAACTTCTTTACGTCCTAAGAACGTTACAGTTGCAGGTAATTGACGAGTTCCTTCAGCATTGAAGTCATCACCTAAGGTATCTACTCTGTTTTCAGAACTAGGATTCTCTTTAGGTAAAGAAGCATGCACAGTGTTCAATAAACCACTCAATGTGATGTTCATTTTTGCACCGATTTTTCCTTCTTCAACAGACTCAATTAGAGATACTGCAACATACTTGCTGCCATCTTTTGTAGAATCACCTGTTAAATCATTTACATCAAATTCAATTTTTCTTCCTTTTTCCATTACTTGCAATGGACCAACTATGAAAGTTTTACCACTATCTCCAAACCAGTTGTCTTTTTGACTGTTTACTGACTTTGTGCGTACTAGACCTGAAAAGATCTTCTCTGGGATTTTTGTGTTACTCATATCTTTTTTAATTTAAAAGTGCATTTTATCTTTTATGTGGATGCATAACCACGTTAAACTTTGCTTACTCCAAACAATATGTCAAAGAACACAAGCGGGAGCTAAAAAAATGTTAGAACAAAAGTAAAGCTTTTTGACTGACGACGTAGGAGGAGATGGTGAGGTAGGGCAGGAACAGAAGTAAAGCTTTTAGATCACTGATTGGAGCGTCCAGCCGTACAGCCGTAGTCAATTGGCCTGAGTTAAAAAAAACCTGCCTCAGTTACGAGACAGGAGTGTTATTAAGTCAATCGGTAATAAAGCTCAGTTTGCTTATACGCCAACTTTTCATCAGTAGGCGGGTTATCAAATAAGGCGTGACTCTTATCATCATTAAGCATACTATCAAAACCATAAGGGTCTTTAAGTTGATCAGGTGTAGCCGTCAACTTCCATTTAGCTTTGAGAACAGAATAGTCTGCATACTCTTTATAAGGATACAGAATGTTATCCTGATAATCACGTTTAGGTAAGATAGCCTTAACAGTGATAAATGCAGGCATTAACATCTGGTCAAGAGTTTCTACCATACCACATTCTTCATGCTCTTCACCTTTGATATTAACAGTGGTCACATTAGATAACTCCCTGAAGGTGAAACCTAAATTACCAACACCAGCTACCTTGCTGATTGGTTTGAATACCGCTCTGTATCTACCAAATGTTTTGAGTTTATCTTCATCCTTGCGTGGTTTAGCAGGAATAAAGCGTAATAGTTTCATCTCTACATCTTTATAGCTATCCTTAATGTAGGATGAGCTTGTAGATTTTGAGAATACACTAAAAGATGAGTCTTTGACATCTAAGTCAAGCGCACTCATAAGGCTTTGTAAAGTTACAGCTTCCGCCATAGTATTAAAATTTAAATTAAAGCACAATTGCTAATTAAATGTAAGAACAAAAGAAAAGCTTTTAAAGCGTAGTGATTGGAGCCGTTATGACTCCGTTCACCTATGCCTTGGCTTCCTCTATGATAGCATCAAACTTCTCAATCAGTCTGTTCTTAAACCTGACTGCTTGATAGATGGTATCAAAAGACTTCAATTTGGTCTCTTCGGTGATGCCTGTTCTCACCTCTATAATAGGCTGTATCCCATCAGGATATCTTACTGTTACATGATAGTTCATTGTTTTGATTTAAATGGGAGAGCTGTTACACCCTCCCGTTATATTATCTGAATGCCTTCATAAGCTGGTCAGAGTCCATTACATCATCCAGATCAAGCAATGCTCTCTTAGCTATTACTCTCAATATATGACGACAGTTTTCGCCTTTATTTAATAGAGTTCTTTCACGCTCTTCTGCTTGCATCGTAGCTACTTCACTAATATCAGTCAAAGCATAGATAGCTCTCATCTGGTCTCTTGTAAAGGTAATCTGTGCTGATTCCATAACGTTCACAGTCTTACGTTCAGTGTTGACTGTTATTGGTATTCTTGGATTGTTTCTCTTTTTAAGTTCAATCTTTCCGAATGTCTGTGGTCCTTGGTTCTCCATAATCTTATTGTTGTTTTAGTGGGGCTTTTACACCCCGTTTAAATTAAATTGAATTACTAACACCTGACCATTTAAGGCTTGTCACAGGTATTCTATATGAATGTGGTAGAGCGTGGGAGAAGTCAATCAGCTTTGGTATCTTCTCTTGACCCAATAGTGATATATTCACATATCCATCTTCAACCTCAAAGTAGTACAGGTTCTCTGTATCTATCTTGATTTTGTTGGTCTTTGCCTTTTTATCAATCTCTCCCAACGGGTCTTTGCCGAAGAATACTAATGTTATCGTCATAACGAAAGTTTTAATGGGCCATTGCTGACCCGTTTAAATTAAATTGTTCTGCGCTCCTTGTTAGCTGATATAATCATAGCTATAAAATTATATATAAACACTACCACCAAGAAGGCGAAGGTCCTATATAAATAAACATTGTAGATGAACTCAATACCATGTCTACCTTGGATAAGTAGACTAGTACTAAATATCTTTTGTGGCACCAATATGATGGCCACAATTGCAGTTAATAGTACGAGAATAGTGTACAACTGCAGGTACAAGTTCTCTTTCTTAAAATATACGTATATCATTGCGATAAGTATAATGTCATGATAGCACTATTGCTTGATAAATGACTAATGAAATGTAGGAACAAGAGAAAAGCTTTTAAAGCGGAGTGATTGGGACCATTTCTGATCCCACACTCTTATCCAAATAGTGCAACTAATAGGTTTAATACTATTAGTCCTGCTACCAGTAAGCCAACACGTTGCCAGCTCTCTGACACAATCTGCTCTCTATGTAGCCTCTTCTCTTCTTCCATTCTTAATTGATGTTTTTCTATGCTAAACTCCCATGGTTTAACATCGTTTGGGGGATTGAAGTCTCCCATGTCGATCTTTTCTTTTGATCCTTGTAATTTCATTATTGTTGTTTTAAAGGGCCATTTCTGACCCTGGTTTAATTTATTCACTAGGAAGATTTAACTCTCCTAATTGCTCTTTAATCTTGGTTACATAGTCCTGTAACAACTCTCTTTCTATTAGCTTGTATCCTGCCACATTATCAGCTGTGCTAGAGAAATCCATCGCTCTCTTACGACGAATAGCTCTATCAACTAGATCAAGGTTGTCTAAACTCTCTAGGAATTTAACTGCCTCTAATATCTCTACCATGTTCTCACTTGTGGTGATGTCATGCAATGCACCATCAACTTCTGTACTAAATTTACTAAATATGTTCATTTGTTTACTGTTTTAAGGGGCTTTTACACCCCATTAGAATTATAGATTTAGTCCTTGAAATAGATTCATCTCTACCTCATATAGGATACCATTCTTGTCCTTGATGGTCATGGTATAAATACCGTCATCATTGGCTGGTGTTTGGCCAATAAACTCAGTATCACCTAATGTATGAACATCTCCCAATGCTATACAAATAGGCTCTTTAGACCATTTAGCCATTTTAGCTCTTAGGTCTTTGCGTGCCGATGCTGTTACTGCATCAGCAATATCTTTAGTCGTTATCTTCATGATACGGGTTTTAAGCAGAATTGCTAAATCAATGTAAGAACAAATGAAATGCTTTTAGTGCACAGCTATAGGCACACCCTGGTATGGTATGATGATAGCATGATGTATGTGTATGATATGTGTGATGATAGGTGTGATAGCACTCCCTCCCTATGTATGGTGTAGTATGGTGGTGATAGAAATAGCTGGCGACTTAAATAGTTTAATACTACACCCCTCTCCCTATTTAATGTTCTCCAGGAGAATCGAAGCCTACCCGAACTTTTATCAGATTTTCATTTCCCCTAAATTTCGAGGCGGGGGAGTAAATGCATAGTGTATCAGCACGCCCACAACAATAGCCCACACACTTTTCCCCACAAAAAAAGCCAGCATACGCCAGCTTCTCTCAGAAATCAATTCACCATAAAAAGGGGTGGGGGGTCTTTTAGTCAGAGACCTTGTACATTATACCGCCACTACGTCTGACTGCCATCTTGTTGGATGCAGCTCTAGCTCTAGCAGCAGCAACACCTTTGTTGTATACCATACCACCTTTACCGTCGACTCTATATCTTTGGTTAGGATTAAGTCTCTGTAAGTACTCTCCTGCATTAGGTAACATAGCTCCTGGGTTAGTAGTAACTTCCCACAGACCATCTTGCTCATTATATCTAGTTGAAGCATACTTACTAGCAACTCCCATATTTAGAGGCTGCCTCTCTCCAGCGAACTCCATATGACCATACTCAGCAATAATCTGATCATCAGTAAGGTTACGCCCAGCATTAGCTTCCTGCGCTCTGATGGCTGCCAGTTTCTTGGGATCCATACCAGCTCTCTTTGTTTTTCCAGCTATCTTACCCATGGAGTTGTAATAGGCTTTACCCATATTAGTTCTATCACCATATTTTGGTGCAGACACATCTACTCCACCCACAACATCACCTCCGCCAATACCTTTTTTCTTGATGCCGAAAGATTTATCGCCTCCAACAGCAACTGGCGCAGTTTTAGTACCAATTTGTGCTTTTATTATATGTCCTTTCTTTAAGTATATTATCATAAGTCTAATATTTATATAGGATTCCTCCGTTATTTTTAATCTTTGTGTTATCTCTGACCATAGGCATATAGGCAGAAGACTTTACATCTCTTTTTTGGTATACTGGATCACCCCATAAAAACCCCATAATACTTTCATCAGTATTAACACCTTCATTAGCTGCATCAACCTTCTTCTGTTTAAAGTTTTTCATGTGCTCGTCATTCTTGTATACCTTTCCATTTACATCGCCAACCCAGCCTCTGTACATATCTTCTTCACTATTCTGTCCAGCTAAAAAGCCATTCAGTGGAATCTTCTTACTGTAGTTCATATGTAATAATGCCATAAGGGCTTGATCTTCAACACCTAAGTCCTCAACATTCTTAGCTTTAAGAATATTGTCAAACAGTTTAGGGTCCAGATCATATTCTTTAATTGCGTTCTTAGCTCTCTGTTGGTTAACAATAAAAGCATCGTCAATGAATTGGAAGTAGCCGTTAGCTGTGCCGCCTTCAGCAGTAGTCTTTATGTTCTTACGTTTAGTTTCAGCGAAGCTGACAGAGCCTAGCAGGCGTACAAATTTATCAAAGCCCTCTTCACCGCCCTTCATCTTGCGCCACGCTGTCATCAGTTTACTGTTTGTTGCCCTGGCATCTCCCATTATACTCCCAGCATCTTCGTAAGACATGCTAATATTAGGTACACCACCAGTGTCTGGCGCGATAGCGCTAGTATTATTAGTAGCAACAGTATTAACTTGAGGTGTCATAACTTCAGTATAGTCAGCACGCCCAGTAGTTGGGTCTGGGTCAGGTGTGGTAAACAGTCCGTCCTCGCTAGTAAGCTCAGCGGTCCCAGCGGTGAATGATCCACCGCCCTGTCTTTTCTTGACCCTTAAAATTACTTTGTTATAAAATATACCGTTCATAAAGTTATAGTCTTCTTAAGCCCTTCTTACGAAATTTAATCTCCTCAACCTCTTTCCAATTCTTGCCATAATCACTAAGGTCATCCAACGGTTTTTGTGCCGCTCTCCTAATCTCTTCTAGCTCCCTACTAGATTTGATAGGTATACGTGTAAGTGGCTTCTGCTCTATTAAAGGTTTGAGTGGTCTGCTGGCAATTCTATCCACTGGTAGCATATTAGCAGCCTTCATATCTCTCTCCCACTTAGGGTCATATTTACCAGCTCTCAAGTCTATGTTATATTGTTTAAGTCTTTTCTCCATAGATATCTTATCTGCCAATTTAGTAGCATCTCTATGTGCAGACTCTTCGTCAAGTCTCTTCATAGCATTAAGGTAGTCATCGTCCCCAGCATATTTGCTAATATCAGCACCACTACCACCTCTACCACCTTTACTTCTAGCAGCATCTTCAGCAGCTCTCATCTCTCTCTCAATACCTCTAGCCTCACTTGCCCCAGAGTAATCTCTTATAGCAGCCTCAGTCTCAGATCTCATAATATCACTTTGTCTAGCCTCTTCAGCATACAAAGCATCATAGTGAGCAACATCCATAGCATCATCAGACTTCTGTGCCCAAACTTCCATAGGCATATGACCTCCACTGTCAGACATTGCAGCATCACTTTTCATCTTTCTCAGATACTCTTGCTCCATCTCCATCATCTCTCCTCTACTCATCTGACCACGAGAACCAGGTGCATCTTCACTTAAATCAATTAAAGTTTCAGCAGTATTTAGTTTCTTGTTCCTAGCCAGGTTACTAGCCAGTACCTCAGCCTCACTAGATTTAAACACTTTATTAGCAATGCTCTTACCGCCGCCCATCCCAGCAAAAGGATTAAGCAACTCATTACCTACAGCCAACGCAGTATGGGCCCCAGGTTTAGCAAACGCTCCAGCTGGAGTAAATCCTACAGCCATTGCAGTGTTAAGGATAGCGGCAGGAAGTTTCTTACCTCCTATTTTAAGCAATCTCCCCATCTTTTCTTGCACAGGCAAATCACTCATCTTTACGCTATTATACTCAGCCCTCTCAGCATCACTGAAATTACCAAGGCTATATGGATCCTCAAGCATCTTAAGTAGCTTAGCTCCAACAGGTTCATTAGTTCCCCTAACTTTATTAGAAAACGCAGTATCAGCTTCTCTTTTATATTGGTCTCTATTATCTTGTCTAACGCCAGCTTCAGGTCCATACTCAGGATTCAACCCACTCATGGCACTCATTTCTTCTCTTGTTGGGAAAGCCTTACCATTCTGCAGCTTCTCTACTCTATGTTTTTTATAAAAGATACTCATTTTTATTTTTTATTAAATTGATTAATAACTCTAAGTGCATTAAGTGCTTTATTGTTACCAAGACTAGAGCTATCTTCTTTAATAGCACCACCAGCCCTGAATAGGCGTATAGACGAAGAAGACGCTTTCCTTAATTTATCAAGGCTACGTATGTCGTTCTCATCTCTCTTAGTATAAAAAATCATTATTGTCTGTATTTTACAGATGTTTTGTACATATTACCTCTATTACCAGACGGCATAACTCCAGTTGGAGCAGTACCTGCTTGACCTATAGCCAAAGGATTAGTAGCTACACCACCAGTTTGAACACTTTTTCTAAGTGCATCGTTTCTAAGTCCAGCACCTATAGTATCTCGTTTTCTCTCAGCAGAGAATTCAGAACCACTACGTACAGCAGCAGCTTTACCAGCAGCAGCTCTTGCACTATAATCAGTTCCCCAAGTAGCTTTAGACTTTGCCATAGTAGCAGCACGTCTATTCATAACAGCAGTGTTGCCTAAAGTTGTTCCACTCTGTGCTTTATAAGGAGTTTCTCTTACCATACCTCCACTTTGCATAGATCCAGCTTTTTTACGTTCATCTGCTTCTCTACTATACACTGTTCTCATACTGTCTGCTTTTTGCGAATATGCTGCAGTATCTTTAATAGCTTTTTGTTTATATTCCTCACGTTTTTTTCTAGCCTCTTCAGCATAGTATTTAACAGCCTCTTCATTAGATTTAAACTTTGGGTCAACTACACCTCCACTTTGCATAGATCCAGCAGGTGTGAATGTACTAGTGTTATTTAAAGCGCTTTGTCCAGCCCTAGCATTTTTTCTATATGCTGCACTCATGTCAACAAAAGGCTTTTTACCAATTGATTTTGCAGCCCCTATTGCTGGACTATTTTTAAGCATGTTTTTAGCAGCAGCTTTACCAGCAGCAGGGCCAGCAGTTTTAGCAACTCCGACAGCAAAGCCAGCTTTTGCCCCAGGAGAATAGCTCTTAGCTACATTTCCTCCAGCCTGCATCTTCTTTATTCTATATAACCCAAGCTCAGGCTTTTTGATAATTTCTTTTTTCATCATATTATATTTAATCGATTAATGTATACTTCTTTATAATACTCTTTTTTTAGCATACTCACACGTATAATAGGTAAAAATCCTCCTCGTCATATATATTTAATAGCTCTGCAGCGTAGCAAAGGAGGTAACACGTTGATATATAGGGAAAAGGGCTTTTGATGGGGAGGACTCGGATTGGCCTGAAAGGCGCAAGGTGAGGGAGGGGCCCTGCCAGACCATCACAGTTACCAGAACTATATGTGGAGGGTCGTAGCTTGTTTATGTAGCTGGCTTTTAAAGGCTATAGCTACATGGCCTGCACAGACGGTCACTACCAAATATGGACAGATCACTACCAAATATGAACAGATAGTGAAGCAGCTTCGCACAGTTGTTTGAATTATTTCCATACCGTCCCTGTAAGGAGATACTATAAGTACTATGTCTATCAAGTAGTTATAAACAATCCCCTATTAGATTTATACACTTACATAACAAAATTGAACACTTTGACACAATATTGTCGTCTATTTTTAGTATTATATAGGTATAAAGAATAGTTTATGACAAAAGAAGAGAGAAATAAGAAGAAAGTTAAGTTGTTGGCCGACCATGAATTTCATATGAAAGAAGGCAAACAGGAGATTATTGTGAAGAATATAAAAAGTTTGTATATCTATGCTCCAAGAGGTGAGGGTGCTATGGAAAATATTGGTATGCACGCTAGGATACCATTAAGACTACGTGGCCTCACAAATGCAGAACTTCTTGTTTTATCTTATATTGAGATACACCAATTCTCTGACAAGAGTTTTAACTTTATCACAAAGAATAGGAAGGCTATGCCAGTTAAGCTGTTTGCAAGAGTACTTAAACTAAGTGAAATGTCTGTAAGTAGATCTTTAGCTACTCTTATAAAGAAGAATATAATAACAAAAATAAGAGACGTACACAAGTCTAAGAACACTTACTTCAGTAATATGATTAAAAAAGGTGTTGAGTATCAGATGTTTACATTAAAGTTTATAAAGAGGGCTGATATTAGTAAATCTGCAAGAGGATTTTTGATAAGAGTCATGATGCTAAATACTAGTAAGCTAACTGATGTTGGGAATATAGCCGATCTAAGTAGAAGAGTAAACATGTCTAGAACATCTATTTATAAAGCTCTTAATGAACTAGCGGACAGAGAATTTTTATATGATATAGGGGAAGGTATATTTGGACTAAATACTAAATTTATATCTGAAGAGTTTGAAAGGCGTGAGGTTGTGGAGACTGCTGACATTATGAATGAGATATTCACAAAGGATGAGGAGATTAAGATGTTACGAACAGAGCTAATTAAGCTAAGAAGAGAGCTAAATATTCTAAGAGCTGAAAATAAAACTATGAGAACATACATATATAATGACAGGGTGGACGACGAATACAGCGGATTATAATAATTAAATAAGATAATATGGCAAATAAGAAACAAATGTTTACCTACATCCTGAAAGACAAGGATTTAGACATCTACAAAATTGGAAAAACTACTGACCCGTCAGTGAGATTTAAAAGTCTTTGTACTAGAGGAGAAGTTTACCCTATAGCAATTATAGATGAAGATGTTGAAAAGGAACTACATAGGATGTATGACGATAATAGAATTGGAACCAATGCTAAAGCAGCATCAGGGGTCACAGAGTGGTTTAGAAGAGGAGGTAAATTTGATGACCTTTTGAAGGAAATTGATGATGGGGAAGAAGTCCCATATATTACGCCGCATGCTATGCTAAAGGATATGGAAAGTAAAGGTAATTTCGACATACTTGGGCCTGGGGCTATGTGGGATTTTGATAATATTGTATCCAGTCGACACGCACTAGGAACTGCTTTTCTACAAAGCATAGGGGCCCTAGTTGGAAAGCCTTTCAATTATACAGTAGCACCTGGGTATGAGGATGATATAAAGCTTTATACGATTAAGGTATCCCTTACTGACAGCTTCGCTACTATGCTAGCCTCAACTTATAAGATAGCTCTTGGGGATAAGTCTACTTTAGAGGCCTTAAAAACAATGAAGGGGGATGGAACTGTGTGTCTATGCTCTACAAAAATAAAGGGATTTACTTTTTATTTTATCATAAATAAAGTATTATAATAAAAATAACACGTTAAAACATAAGAATGGGAATACTATATAACAAAGGGACACGTAAATTTCAAGAAGGAGGCTCAGTGCCTAGTAAAGAAGCACTAGTCAGTGCTGGAGATCCAAATGATGCATACGCGTCAGATATTCCTGTTGATGTTGAAGACGTTGATTCTGAGGTTGTTAAGGCTAAAGTTGCTTTAGATAGAGCCAAAAGACGTGAGAGAGTGACTAGACTGCAGAAGATAATGATACAGAATGGCCTACTGAATGGAGAAGGTGAAGAAGCTGCTGATGGTGTAATTGGTCTTAGAACTAAAGGAGCTATTGAGAAAGCTAAGAGGATACAGAAGATGCTTAAAGTTAAGCAGGATGGTATTATAGGCAAGAAGACTATTAGATCTGCTGCTGAAAAGGGTGTTGGTATCGATGAGCTGGTTAGGCATATTGACAACACACCTATGTTTCAAGGTGGTGGAGAGATTGGATATTATAGTCCTGATGATTATTGGAAGAAGCATTTTGATGAGGGCAAAAGATTTAACGAATATAATAAACTTGTAGTGGAGTCTGATGACCTTAGGTTATTGGACGATGATGGAGCCAGCAAGGATTATGGGTATGTTAGCAATGGTATGAATTATATTGGGAGAGACCCATCATTCGACGGTAATGAAATACGTGGGTATGAGGATACTCCAGCCGACTATGATGCTAGAATGGCCCCACCTGAGAAGTATAAATTTGGAGTTCTTGGTGGAAGTGATTTTACCACTACCAAGACACCAGAGGAAAAGAAGATTATAGAGGACGAGATACGAGCTTCCGAGGCAGAAAATAGAACCACAAGAATACAGCAGATACTTATTGACTATGGTGCATTATCTGGAGAAGGCGCTGAAGGCGCTGATGGTAAGATGGGAGCAAATACTTCACGCGCTATGGATGATGTTGAGGCCTTACAGGATGCTATAGGAGCAGACAAAGACGGTATCATAGGCCCTGAGACTATACGTAAAGCTAAAGAGAAAGGTATTGATATTAGACAGTTTTTATCTAATAGAAGAGCACCTAAGACAGGTGGGGTTGGATCACTTATTACACCAGACATGTTTGGTAAAATTGATGAGGTTGCTGCTATGAAAGTTATTGATGATGCAAGAGAGCTTAAGAAAAGAGGATTTAATAAAGGAGGCGTCCTATACGGAAGATAAAACGCCAATGATAATGAAAAATATGTTATATGTTAATAATGGATGCAAGGCCACAGTTGGTGGTCAAAGGAATAGAGGTAGATAACGTTAGCCTAAACGATAAGGTGTTCTTTTTAGAAGAGGGACATAAATATTATCATGAGGATGATATCGTTGATGGTGAATTACTGCCGTTTGAAGAATCGAAATACCAGTTTAGGTCGCCTACTGGAATACTGGCTGACTTCAAAGAGAAGTTTGAGACCGAACGCATAGCGCGTACTTACGTTATTAAACATGAGTTAGATATTACATGGGAAGAACTTGTAGCAGAGTGGGATGAGAAAGCCCGTGTAGCATCTGAAGAAGGTACATTGTTGCATGGTTACGCTGAGTCTATGTTTAATAAGTGGGGGATGGAGCAGCCAGAGGCCCCTAAAGCATTATATGTTAATGAGCTATACAAAGAGCTGCTGGATAAGCACGTATTGGCTAAGACAGAGCTGTTAGTATATTCAGAGAAGCTGAGATTATCTGGTCAAGTGGATCTATTGATGCGAAACGAGGACAGGAGCGAATATTACCTGTACGATTACAAGTTTATTAAGAAGCCGCTTGAAAAAAAGAGCTTTTACAACCCAAGAACTAGGAAATATAAGATGATGTCTGGGCCTTTTAGGTTCCTATATGACTGTAATTACTCTCACTACTCGATACAGATGGAGATTTACAGGTATCTTATGGGCTCCGTAGGTAAGAAGACTGTTAGGAAAGCACTAATTGTAGTGACCCCTGATAAGTATGAGATAGTTGACGGGATGCCCATGAAGATTTGGGTGGATAACAATGGAATACTGCAGGCCGCCTATCATAATAGATGGGGCAAACTGTATAATAGTGCGAAGGATAAGAAGTATCTGAGCAAACCCTATAAATTAATATGAAATAATGAGAGAAACGACTTACACAGAGAAGATCTACTTCACACCAGGTGATATAGTAGTGATCAAGCATGATTTAGAGTACAAACCCAAAATGCTTGTGCAGAGCGTTGACAAGGCAACCATGTCTTCTGATAGAGGAGGTATGTTGCTAGGAGTGACGTGCATATGGTTCAATACCATGGGAGAGATACAGAAACACCGATTCAGTACTAAAGACATATCTAAAGTAGAATAATATGGTTAGATTTACTATCGTTAATAATAAGGTAGTCTTAGATCCAAACATTGTATTATTAAAAAATCTAAGTGACCTTTACACAGAGAAGAGGGGACCAAAGTTACTGCAAGTGATATATTATCTTCACTCCAGGAACCAGGATAATCCTTTTCGTGACCTAGACCAGGTTACCATTGAAACAAACGTGCTACAGGCCGTATTCAATAAGGCTAGATGGGAAGAGATAAAGATGACGGATAAGGAGAAGAAACTTTATCTCGGAGCGGAGAAGACGTTTATGAAGCATAACACCACACCAGAATCAAGGCTTGAGAAAGCTATTGATAAGAAGCTAGATGAGGTGAGTAAGATGTTGAATGAAACTGTCCCAGTTATTGAGGAAAATATAACGAAGAGTGGAGAGACTAAATTTAACTCTAACCTGAGTATCATATTGGGCTTATTCTCTAAGATTGAGACCATTATGAAAAGTAAGACTGTGCTGCAGACTGCTATACTTAAGCAAGAGGTTGCAGGCAAGATTAGAGGTGGTGGTACTACAAGTTTCCGTGAAATGGGTATCCTAAAGAAGTAAGATGAAAATAAGATCTAAAACTACATACGACAAGTATAACGATAAGAAGCTAGACTTTTTAGAGTATACTGACGATGGTAAGATTATGAATGGTGAGTGGGATGTCACTGAGGTAAAAGATTATCTTGAGGGTATTAAAACTGGTGAGGAAGAGATTAGGTTGAAAGACTATCTTGTTTATCGACCGCTACCTGTTGGTCTACTGAAGCTGGGAGAGATGCCAGATGTTCACCCTCAATCATATGAGATGCAGCTATGGTACAAGACACTGTACACTGCTACTACTGAGGGAGTTACCATTGGGAAGGAATACTTTAATCCTTTCTTTGTATTTTGGATATTGGTATTTATATTTGAGATACCTATGTATGATGATGAGGGCAACCCTATGGAGGGTTCTGAAATTGATCAGCCTATCTATGCTAACATGGACAGGTATATGCTTGACATATTTTGGAAAGCATACAAGCAAAGGAAGTATGTGGCGCTAATGTCTGGTCGTGGACTGGGGAAATCGTTCCTTACCTCCGCAATTGAAGCGTGGTACTACACGTTATTCGATAACCAAGAACTTATTGTTTCCGCTACATCTGAACCGATTGTGGAAGAGGCGTGGACAAAGACTACAGATACATTTGATTTAATTGAAAAGAAATTCCCTGGCTTCAGGCAGAAAAGGATATTGAATAGTAATATCAAGATTCAGGCTGGAGAAGAGTATTATGATGCTAACGGTGACCTACAGACTAGGGGATCGCTGAATGATGTGCGTCGTATTGTATATGGTGATAACGCCAACAAAACAAGGGGTCGTCGACCACACTTCCAACACGTGGAGGAGTTCGCGGCATTCCCTATGCACCCATCCAAAGGCTCATTGAAAAACGTTATTGGTCAGTCAAAAGGATCGTGGCTTGTGATGGGGTCATTTAAGAAAGCATTTGTTATTTACACTGGGACTGGTGGATCTGTTAACAACAAGGACGCTGAGGATGTGTTTACAAATCCTACTGCCTATAACCTTATAGAAGTTAATGAGTGGGGTAAACCTACAAGTCTTTTCATACCTACATTCCTAAAGTATGCTGGAACGTGGGAGAAGACTGGAGTGCCTAATATTAAACTTGCTTTAGAGAGAGTGCATAAGAACAGGGAAGGGCTTGAGTCTGACCCAGTTGCATATCTGAAGGAACTGCAGGAATTCCCTATTACTCTGGATGAGGTATTCATCGTACATGGTACGAACATTTTTAATCAAGATAAGATCAGTGAGATGATTGCCAAAGCTAAGATGGCTAGAGAGAAGACATATGACGTCGGAAAACTGGAGTACGTTTTAGATAGTAATGGTAATGTACAGGATGTGAAGTTTGTTGAGGACCCTACGGGAGATATCATCATTGTAGAGCACCCTCACAAAGAGACTAATGGTAAGATACTTAATAACCTCTATGTTGCTGGAATAGATAGTATTGACCAAGGTAAGGCTGACTCGCTTGTAGATGGGTCTAAGCTGGCCATGACGGTCAAGAAAAGGATTTCTGGCTCTATGTTTACTCAGACCAGTAACCTCTATGTAGCCTTCTATAACAAGCGATCTGAGCAAGTTAGGTGGGACTATGAAAACGCACTAAAGTTAAGTATGTACTTTAACGCGAGGGTGAATTTGGAATACACAAAGATTAATATTATCTCGCATTTTAGAGAGCGTGGGCAGTTTTGGAGATTTCTTCAGAGACCGTCTATTGCAATTGGGGCGAATGTTAGTGGGGCCAAGGCAAGTACTCTTATTGGTACACCAGCCACATCTCACGTTATTGCTCACCAGGATCAGAAACTTGCTGACTATATAGATGACTTCTATTATCAGATTGTATATCTACCTGCGCTTGAGCAGCTTAGGGACTACTCTATGGAAGCTAGAACCAAGTTTGACTACGTTGTTGCAATGGGGCTGACGGAACTTGCTGACGAAGACTTTTTGGGTAAGCCTGCCACTGCTGGAGGATCTGCCACAGAAGACATAGCTGATTTTGGATTCTATAGAGATAAAAGAGGCGTGAAACGTTGGGGAGAAATCCCTAGAGAGTCAACTGAGATAAAGAGTATCGCTGAAGATATGATTAATGAGCAGATAGAGGACGCAAATAATCCATTTACTTGGGTAGAAGCTAATTCATCCAGACGATAAAGTAAATTATTTTTAGTATTATAAACAAGAATTAAAGAATAGAACTGTGATAGGAGATTATTTAACAATAGAACATGAGGTACACCTGTCTGACAAACAAAAGCTTAAACCTAAGTATTTTGAAGACATGGCCAGGCATTATATAATGCTCCTTAATTATGATAGGGATAACATTACTAGTGCTAGAAATTATTACTCTAGTGTTAGGGATGAGTATGACTTTCAATATTTGGAAGATATCTATGGTATGCAAAACCCTATTGATCTTGGGTTCACTAATATCATTAAACCTAGAGTAGATGCCCTAGTTGGACTAAGTTTACTAAGTGAACCAACTTTTCAAACACATTATACTGATAAAGAGACTATTGCCAAAGTTAAAGAAGAAAAGATTGGGGCGATGGTTAATGATATATTTGCTGACATTAACAATGGTATACAGATAGCTCAAAAGGCGAGTGCCGATGGAAAAGATCCTGCTAAACAAAAAGGAGGAATTGGAGCAGACACTAAGGAGTTCTTAGATAATACTGCAAAGAAGTATGGTGAGGAATTCATGTCCTCATATCAGATAGCTGCCGACCATATTATAAGGTTAATTGAGACTGATGCTGAGATAGATCTTAGTAATGTAAAGAAAGAGGTGGCGAAAGATTACTTTATAACTGGCGAAGGATACACTAGAGAAATATATAAAGGAGAAGGGAAGGACCCAAAGATTGAGGTTATCTTACCTGACTATTTTTACTCTAATAGACCTCGTCTTGATAAAGATTTAAAGAGAACCAGTGTTGTAGTTTATAGAGAACGTATATCTCCTCACGAAGTCTTGAAAAAATTAGGGGATAAAATTACTAAAGAGGATGCTGAGAGATTATTTTCATACTACGGGGCACTAAGTGGTGAGGAGTTATCACTTAATGGTGGATCGCCTGATGCAGAACTTAATGCACCTGTAGATGATATGCACCAGCTTGACACTTTCTATCTAAAGACTGGGTGGATAAACGGTCCGTTAAATGGTCCAGGAGGATACAAAGGACCTCTAGTGGATCTATACCATGTTGAGTGGCTTGCATCCACAAGAATACCTAATGGTAAAGGTGGGTACGTGTACCGTGAGGACCGCTATGAAGCCTACAGAGTTGGATATGATATTTATATTGGTGGGCGTCGTTGTGATGAGGCACCAAGAACAAAAGACGAGCCGTGGAAAACAAATCTTTCTTATAAAGGTGCTATTAATGCATCGCGTACAGGAGTAATACACTCTATGGTGCATTCTATGAGAGAATTACAGGATCTATATGATATCATAATGTTCTTTAGAAATAATGCCATAGCTAACTCGGGAGTAAGCGGTTCACGTGTAAACACTGCTGCTATACCTAAGGCTCTTGGTAAAAAATTTATGGATAGGCTAACTAAATGGATTACCATTAGAAAGCAGGGTATTGAACTTATTGACCCAACTGAAGAGGGCGCACAGCTCTTTCAGCACTACGGGGACTTTGATGCCTCTGTGGACGGAAATACTATCCAATCTATTAATGCAGTTCTTGAATCTCTTACGGTGCAGGCCGACATCGTCAGTGGTGTGCCTCGCCAGATGCTTGGTATCATAGAGGAGAGGGATGCTGTTGAAAATGTAAGAGTCGGACTTAATCAAGTCTCTATTCTTTCATTAGAAATGTTTAGAGAGGTGGATAGAATACTTAACAGGGCTGTTCAGGGTACTCTAGATAATTTTAAATACTCATATAGAAATAAAGCACTTCAAGGAGTGTATAAAAATGGTGTCGCTATGATGCCTTTTATACTTCAACCTGACGAATTCAGTACCACTGATTATAAAGTTACTGTGATAAGTGCTGGTATTGAGAACGCTAAACTTATGAAAATCCAAGCATTGGCTAAGGAGTTCGTGAGTGCTGGTGCAATTGATCCTGATGTACTTATTAAAATAATCAATAATAAATCTATTGTTGAGATTGAATACTTACTAGCTAAGGCTACTGCCAAGAAAAAGGAGGAGATGCAAAGTATGGGACAACTAGAGCAACAACTCGAGGAGTCACAAAAGCAGGTTAAGCAACTTGAAGGGGAGATTAGAAGATTAGAAAATAATGCTAGTCAACAACTTGAGGGAAGACTTGAGCTTGATACTAAAAAGGTAGAGAATGAGGCCAGATTTAAGGAAAAAGAAATTTCACTTACTGAGGCTAAGAATAAAAAAGATAATGAGTCCAAAGCCAGAGAGCTTAATATTAAGCAAGACCTAGTTGATCTCGAGAGGGAGCAGCTAGTTTATGGGCCAGGAAGTAGTAAAGAAATTAAAAACCAATAATAATGAATACAGAAAGCATTTTGGTGCAGGATACCAATGGAGATCTTGCAAATGATATATTAAAAAATGACCCAGATAAGGAAGCGCTAAGTGTTTGGTTTACAAAACTTCCTCGCACTGATAAGATTGTTATAAACTTTTCTGCTAATAATGTGAGGTATGATTCAATTCCAAACATATCTGCGGCGACGTATTTAACAAAGCTTACATATAATGGTTCAGCAGGGTATCAAAATAAAATATTCTCGTCTGTAGTCGCGGAGGATACTGGAGTTTTCGATAAGAATAACGTACCAGTATTAACGTTTGATCCATCTAATGTCATAGATATACCAGAGATCCCTGTTTTAGAGGACGTGGTATTAGACATTAAGATGTACAATGGGACAATAGATTTACTTAACTACGCTGATTCGCGAATGGGTTATGGCCCTCTTAGTAAGGGCAGCAATCAGTACATAGTAAAGTCCAGGCGTTCATTTCCTACTCAGGTCGATACGTTACCAAACGTGTGTGGAAAGAAAATCTATGTAGATGGATGGTACACTTACACACAAATTATCTTCAAAGACCTTATAGAAGGAAGCGAGATTATGGACGGGAATTATTATGGTAGAGATGGAGTTATCTATAAAGCAAGTTGCTACGGTAAATACTATATTACATCATCTGGTGAGGGATATGTTGTAGATAATGGAGGGAATACTATAGAAAACTGCATGAAAGTTATCAGTAAAGTTGATTATGAAGAAATGTTATTTAGTCTTAATGAGACTGCTGATATGTCCCCACAATCTAACTCTGTATTTCTACACTCACAAGTACTTATAACAGAGGAACTTAGGGTAGCTATACTACAGGAGATCATAGATATTTCTTGTAAAGGTAAGAGTGGATGTGACTTTATGGATTGGCAAAAGCTTAATCTTAAGAAGCTTTCTGCTGGTATAATGTTTGAGAATGGTATGTTTGAAAAGGCACAGGTAATTCTTGAGTCTGCCAGAGAGATGTGCCATGGATTAGGATTTAATTTAAACTGTTAAGATATGTTAATAATAGAAGACGTTTGGACAGCAATAGATAAAGGATATGAGCAGATCGCAGCACTTCAGTACGAAGTAGCTAAGAGGGCTCCTATATCTGGAGATCTACTAGCATTCAATAAAGAGGGACAGACTTCTATGGAACTGCTAGCATACATAGAGTCTTTAGAAGGACTTAATTTAGGACATTCAATAAAAGAGAATAAAGTAATCGAAAGGTTATACAACAATATAGTAATTTTAACAAAAGATATATCATAATGGAATTAAAAGGATACAGAGCATTTAGAGAT